TGCGGCGCGTACGAGGACACTCTGCACCTGACCGGACAGTATCCGGCGTGGTGGGAGGGTCGCAGGTTCGCTCATCCGATCGACATGTGGGCCGCGACCGATACCGCGAAGAACACGCGCGATATCTTGCAGGCGAAGTTCTGCGGCGCGCCCGGGAACGCGATGGCGCTGGGCACCGGCATGATCCCCGGGGACCTGATCCTCCGCACGACCGTCAAGCACGGGCTCGCGGACGCGTACGAAACGATCTTCGTGCGGCATGTGCCGACCGGCGGCGTCTCTACGCTACAGCTGAAATCGTACGACCAAGGCCGTGTCGCTTTCCAAGGCACACGTCAGCACCTAATCCATCTGGATGAGGAACCGGCGCTGGACGTTTATGTGGAGTGCCTGCTCCGTCTCATGAGCACGAGTCCGGGCGAAGAGACGGGGTTATTGATTTTGACCGAGACTCCGTTGCTCGGAATCAGTGACCTCATGATAGAGTTTATGCCAGAGCTTAAACCCGAGCCCGACTCGGTGCCGACCGAGACATGGGCCCCGGAGGACACCGTTGAAGGCTAGCGTGTTTCTAGACATGAGTGATGTCCCGCACATCACCGAGGCGGAGCAAGCCAAGATTTTGGCGAGCACTCCCCCGTGGCAGCGTCAGGCGCGTAAGTCAGGTATCCCGGGTCACGGTGTCGGCGCGATCTACCCGATCCCCGAGGCCGCGATGCTTGTCGAGCCGTACGAGATACCGAAGCACTGGCCCCGGTCGTACGGAATGGATCCGGGTTGGAACTGCACCGCGGTGATCTGGTTCGCGTGGGACATCGACAACGGCGGCGCGGTGGCGTACGACGAGTATTACAGGGGTCAAGCAGACCCGGCCGTGCATGTCGCGGCCATCAACGCGCGCGGGCGCTGGATCCCGGGCGCGATCGACCCAGCCGCTCAGGCCGCGCGCGGCCACGCGGGCGAGCTGCTGCTGGACGTGTACCGCGAGCTTGGGCTGACCATCGAGAAGGCGGACAATGCCGTGGTCCCCGGCCTCCTGAGGTGCTGGGACATGCTCTCGACGCAGCAACTGCGCGTCTTCAGCACGCTGCGCAACTGGCGGAACGAGATCCGCCTGTACAAGCGCAACGAGAAGGGCGAGATCATCAAGAAAAACGATCACTTGATGGATGCCATGCGCTACAACGTCATGAGTGGCCGATCGATCGCCAAAGTGGCTCCCGATGCTGGCGACGGCAAGCAGTGGTTCGCGTGGAGCCCCGCGATGGCGAGCCCGGGTGGCGTGTGGAGCGGCTAATACCGATTTCGGAAGTTAACGAGGAATTTCGGAGCGCCGGAATCCTGTTGTTCATCGATACGGACAACGTCCTGAAGATATTCCCAGACACTCTCGCTAGCCGCCCGACTTGGAAAAAGTTGGAGTTGCTGGTAAGCGGGAGGCACGGTGAGATGAAAAGATTTTTGATTGAGTCAACATTACGAGGTGAGGAAAAATTATGAGCATCGTACTGAAACTGCGCCATGTGGACGGAATTCGCTTACGTCAGCAGTCCGCGAACTCTATCCGTACGGTAAAGGATAACGGCGATGTCGTTAACGGCGGAAAGGAATGGAAGTTCGACGCGCTGGAGTGCCAGCAGGATGAGGACTCACGCCGCGTCGGAAACGACGGCAAGAAAGAGAAGCTCGGGACGTATACCGTCACGATCGCCGCGGGATTGCGTAATCTCGTGATCGAGAAGTCTGGCAAAGTTGAGTCAATCGAACTCAGGAACCCGGCGCTGCGCAACCAGATGCGCACCCAGTGCCAGACGCTCGTGCCGGTCGAGAAAGACGGCAAGCCGACGACGACCAAACAAGGCAAACCGATCATGGAATGGAAGAACAGCGGCCCCGCGCAGTACGTTCCCCCGAACTCTCCGCACGGCGTGTTCGTGGGCGATGGGCAGCGCGCGATCGCGGACGAGTGCCCCACATGAGATTTGCGCGCTCGGCGGCCCTAGCCGCCGGAGAACCAACGTATGAGTCAGGTCGCCCGTGTAAGCACGGGCACGCGGCCCCGCGGTTTTCTAGTAATGGCTGGTGCGTCGAGTGCGCCCGTGGGCAGAGTAATACGTGGCACAAGCAACACCCGGGCGAGTATCGCCGCGCGCATCCCGCGCAGTACAAGGCGTATAAAGAAAAACGCCGTGCCGCCGAGAAAGCCCCGGTGTGGGCGTCACAGACGTGCATCGCCGCAGTGTACGGCATCATGCGCCGCCTGCGGCAGGTTGGAGTGGATGTACATGTGGATCATGTTGTGCCTCTGAATGGAAAGACAATCTCCGGGTTACACGTGCGCGAGAATCTTCAAATAATCCCGGCGCGCGATAATGTTCGGAAGCAGCGGATCTTCGTACCCGCATGAGCACAAATTCCGGAGAGAATTGGGATCTCGTAGGTGATGTCCCCGGTGTAAAGGGATGGCCGTCGCCATTGCCCGGCTATACCGACATGCAGGACGAAGGCGGTATCATGAGCCGCGCCCGGAACTTCTACGACCGCTCGGTAGGTGCGTGGGAAGAGAACCGGCGCATGCACTCGGAAGATTTGAACTTCATCTACAACGCCGAGGCGATGGGTCAGTGGGACCCAGTAGTGATCCAGAACCGTCGCGGCAAGCCGTGTTACACGTTCAACCGCTGCATCGGGCCTGTCAATATCGTCGTCGCCGACATGAGACAGACCAGACCGGACGGCAAGGTTCGCCCCGCCAGTGACGGGGCCAGCGAACCGGTAGCTGAAATCTTCGGAGGCCTGTGCCGCTCGATCGAGCAGGCGAGCCGCGCCGACCAGATCTACAAGGAACAGTACAAGTACGCAGTAGCTGGAGGTTTCGGCGCGTGGCGTGTCATGCCGACGTACATGGCCGACACAGGCGACGGCGCGTTTGACCAAGTCCTACGCCTGATCAACATTGCGAACCCCCAGACCGTGCTCTGGGACCCGCAGACCGCGGACGCGTGCGGTGGCGACGCCAACCAATGCATGATCGCGGAGCGGATCAGCGAGGATGTGTACCACGCCCAGTACCGCGACAGCAACGGGCAGAGTTTGCAGTGGTCGCGCGATAGTTATGGCTGGTACACGGACAAAGAGATTCGGATCGCTGAATACTTTGAGCGTGTACCGTTCGACAGGCACATAGCGAAGATGACCGATGGCTCTGTCGTGGACTACGACGAGCAGTTGAGGAAGCAAGAAGACCACTTCGACGAGCACGGCGTCGGCACCGACGCCGACGGACCCAAAGCCGTACGAGTAGCTAAGTACAAGAACGGCAAGAAGATGGTTCGAAAGACCGTCGAATGGAAAGTGATGTGGGTCAAGATCGATGGATCAAATATCCTCGAAGGGCCTCTACTGTATGACTGGAAGCGCATCCCTGTTATTCGCTGCCCGGGCCGGTACATCAACATCGAAGGCCGCAAGAAATTCCAGTCGCTGATACGTCACGCCAAGGACGCGCAGCGCAGTTACAATTCCCGCGCCTCGGACATGATCGAGCGCAGCGCGCTTATCCCGAAAGCCCCGTACCTCGTCACTGAGACGATGATCAAAGGTTACGAGAACGAGTGGGCGCAAGCGAACGTCGCTAGCCGCCCATACTTGCCGTACAACGTGGACCCGAAGGCGCCCGAAGGCGGGATGCCGTTCAAGGTTGCACCCCTTGATCTGCCGCAGGGCGCGGTAGCGCTCGCGCAAATGGCGATTCAAGACATTCAGTCCACTATCGGATACTACGACCCGGCGCTCGGCAACGCCGAAGACATGAATCGTGTTTCGGGCAAAGCGCTCGTGACGCACACAAAACGCTCTGACCTTGGGAGCTACGAATTCGTCGATGGGTTCGGCGCGGCGCTTCAACTCACATGGGAGATCATGATCGACATGATCCCGTCCGTGTACGATGCTCAGCGCGTTGAGCGCATCATCGGACGCGACGGCATGGAGAAGGAAGTTACCCTTAACCATCTGCAGAACGACGACAGCATCATCAATGACCTGAAGAAAGGTACGTACGGCGTTACTGTCACGATCGGCCCGAACTACCAGACCCAGCGCCAAGAGACTCTGGCTACCTTGATAGATGCCGCCGAGGCGATGCCGATGGTCGCGCAGTTCTGCCCGGATCTTTTGGTCAAGAACATTGATTCTCCGGACGCGCTCGAGATGGCGCGCCGGCTGCGGATCCCGCTCATACAGAACGGTACGATACAGCCGACCGAGGAAGAGAAGAAGCAGCTCCCGCAGCAGCCGAACCCGCAGCAGGTAATTCAGCAGTTGAACCAGCAACTCCTGAAATCAAAGGTCGACAAGATGACCGCGGACGCGACCGTTGCTGGCGTACACGCCAACAACGCGCCGCTGCAGCATCAGAAGCAGATCTACGAGACCGCCGGCAAGCACCTCGGAAACGTCAAACTCGCGCACGAGATCGGGGCCGACAAGCAGGCCGCCGCGACGGCGCAGCAGGCCGAGCAGCAAGCGATGCAGCAGGACGCGCAGGCGCACGCGCAGGGTCAGCAACAGGACGCGCAGGCGCACGCGCAGGGTCAGCAGCAGCAGACCCAGCAGCATGTCGCGGACCTGACCCAGCAGAATCAGGCGCACGTCGCCGAGTTGCTGAAGCAGCGCTCGCAGCACGAGGCCGATACCGCTCACGCGCACGCGCGCCATCAGCAGGACATGCAGCACGCCGCCGAGAAGCACGCGACCGCGCTGCAGCAAGCCAAGGAAATGGGCGAGGCGAAAGTAGCTACCGCGAAAGCGGTCGCCGCCGCCAAGCCGAAGAAGACGAAGAAAGCCGAATAGTTTGATCGGGTGAGTCCGATACGCCTCGCGCTGGCGCACAGCGTGTAAACAACCGGAGATTTAATATGGCCGATACATTCAGTCGCGAGAGTCTTGACGATTACGCGAAGCAGCCGCAGACAAAGGTTGCGGAAGACACGAACCCGTTCGCAGGCGCCACGCCCGCGAAAGTAGCAGACCCCGCCGCAGTAGCGGCCGTGCAGTCTGGAAAAGTTGACGCCACGCCTGCCGCGAAATCGCAGGCAACCGACGACGACGCCACTCCATCAGGCGACGCCGACGTAACGGAAGACCAGACCGATTCTGGCGATGGGACTTCGGACGAAACAGCGGACACGTCCACCGCAGCCGTCGATTCCGGCGATGAAGTGGAGCCCCCGAAGAAAGGCTCTGCCCGGGAACGCATTGTGGAAGTTCTTGATCTTGCGGATGGCTACAAAGAGTACGGTAAGCTGAAGGCGGCGGAGGCGGCGGAACTAAGAGCCGAACTCGCGCGCTTAAGGGCTGGCACCACGCCAGTCAAGACAGCTCCTGCAGCGCCGTCGATTGCTGACTCGCCGATGCCTCGCATGGAGGACCCGGACGTCAACTTCGACGCCGATCTGCTGCAGAAAAAGACCGAGAAGTGGATTGATGCGCGCGCGGAAGCGAAAGCCGAGGCCGCGTTTAATCGAGTGTCTAAACAGGCGGAGATTCAGAAGGTGCTCGATGCGGTGGATACGAAGGTAACAGCCTTCAAGACCACGCATGAGGACTTCGACGACGTCGTGTCAAAGAATCAGGTGCTACAGGACAACCAGTTAGCGCCTGACGCGGCCCTCGCCGTCGCTCGATCTGAATTCACGGCCGATCTTCTGTACAGGTTTGGTCAGGACCCGAAGTTAGCGGTGCGAACCGCGAAACTTTCTCCTGCGGACCAGCGAGAAGTCATCGGTGAAATGATCGGTGAAATCAGGGCCGAGAAGAAGGCCGCCGCCAAGAACCCACAGACCGGTGCGAAACCGGTCGTAAAGAAGTCCATCACACAGGCCTCTCCCCCGCCGACCGCCACGAAGGCAGCCGGCCGACCGACCGAGCGCGACATGACAGATCCAACAGTGGAAATGGATGATTTCGCTCGACGGCACAGGGAAGGGAAAGTAGCGGGACGTGAACGCAGCCGTGAGCTGCGCGCGCGACGCTAGAAATAACAACGGAAGGGTTTTATCCTAAATGGCTAATTCACTAATCACTGCTCAATGGGTCGCACGCAAGGCGCTTGTCCTGCTGCACGCCAAGAGCAACTTCACGGGACGCACAAACCGTGATTACCAGAGCTTGCTGCCCGGCCCGATCAATGGCGTCATCCTTGGTCAGCAGCTCTCGATCCGTCTGCCGTTCCAGTACACCCTGCGTACCGGACCTCAGATGAACGCGCAGAACTCGGTGCAGCGTTTCGCCACGTTGCTGGTCAACCAGCAGCTCGGCGTCGACGTCAACTTCACCTCGGTCGAGCGCGCGATGTTGCTGAACAGCTTCGAGGAACAGGTTCTTGAGCCCGCGATCGCCCGTCTGGCGGCCGGTGCTGAGAACTTCACCACGGCGCTGGTCAATGCCGTCCCTAAGTTCACTGGCGCGTACAACACGACCGCCACCTACAATAACCTGCTCCAGAACGAGCAGTACCTGACGGAAGCTCTGGCTCCTGAAGACGATCGGCGTACGTTCACTGCGACCCCGCAGACGTCCCGCTACTTCGTACAGGACAACAAGGGCCTCTTCAATCCCGAAAGCACGATCTCTGATCAGTGGCTCGAGGGCGTTATTGCAGAGAAGGCGGCAGGCTATGTCTGCTTCCGCAACACCAAGATGCCGACCCACGTGGTTGGTACCTTCAGCACCACGTCTGTGCCCGTTGTGAACGGCGCTGGACAGAGCAACCCGGGCGCCGGAAACGCGTTCATTGCTTCGTTCTCGCTCGCCACGAACGGCTGGGCCTCTGGTCTGACGACCCTCAACGCTGGTGACGTCATCAGCATCGCGGGCGTCAACGAAGTGGATCCGGAGACCAAGGTATCCCTTGGCCGCCTGAAACAGTTCGTCGTGTTGACGACCATCAGCGACACCGCTGGTGCCATCGTCGCCTCGATCGCCCCCGGCATCATCACCGGTGGCGCTTATCAGAACGTGGACAGCGTGCCGGCCACCGGCGCGGCGATCCTCGTGTTCGGTCAGTCTGGTGCCGTGGCTCTCGGAGCCATCAGCGGCCAGTTGATCAAGCAGTCCCTTGGCTGGTACCGCGACGCGATCGTGTTTGCCAACCCTCCGATGCTCGACCTCAGCCC